TTCCGCAAAAGAATCTATAGATAAACTAGTAGATGCACTTAAGTATGTTGTTAGGTATAACTCATAATGGTTATCCTAAGTAAAATTTATACTAAGACAGGTGACGATGGTCAAACATCTAATGCTAGTAACGAAAGAGTGTCTAAGACTAGCCCCATAATGGAAGCCATAGGTGCCGTCGACGAAGCTAATTCGGCTATTGGAATGGCAACTGATGAGTATAATGATGTTATCGAAAGAGTTCAAAGCGACCTGTTTGATCTTGGCGCAGAACTTGCTGGTGCTTCAACAATAACAATATCTGAAAACAGAGTGACATATTTAGAGAATGTAATTGATGACTATAATGAATACCTAGAACCACTTAGATCTTTTGTTTTACCAACAGGTCCTCTGCATAATGCAAGAACTGTTGTAAGAAGGGCAGAGCGTGAGGTTTGGAGAATAGAAAATGTAAATCCAAACATTGCTAAGTATTTAAACCGTCTATCAGACCTATTGTTTGTTATGGCTAGATATCACAATAAAGGAAAAGAAAAGCTATGGGTGCCAAATAATGGGTAGAGATATTGTAAAGAATCTTAAGTTTAAGAAACATTCTGGAAAGCATTTCGATCCAGAAAAATTTGCTCAGTTGCTTGATGAGTCATATCGTAATACTAAACGTGCAGACGGAGAGATGACAAAGAAATCATTTAGCCCCAGCACACTTGGATACGGTCATGGAACGTGCCCAAGGTATTGGTATATGGCTTTTAGCGGTGCTATGTTTATCGATGATAACGATGCCGTAGCGGTTGCTAATATGGCTCAGGGTACACAGGCTCACGAGAGACTGCAGAATTTAATTAAGACTATGCCAGAGTGGAGAGCGGAAGAAGAAGAGATTATAAATGAATACCCTCCTATTCGTGGCTTTATAGATTTAATTATGGAGTATGATTCTGAGACCGTAATTGGCGAAATCAAAACGGCAAAGCAAGAAGTTTGGGATGCAAGACAGGCTGAGATGAAGCCTACAACAAATCACCTTCTTCAACTACTAACATACATGAAACTAAAGAATGCCAAAGAAGGCTTCTTCTTGTATGAAAATAAAAATACACAAGAGCTAATTGTTATTCCAATATCTATGAATGAAAAAAATACAGAGATTATTGAAGAAGCATTTACGTGGATGTGCGAAGTGTGGGACAACTTTAAGGAAGGCGACCTTCCAATGCGTCCAGCAGGAGCATCTAAATCTAAGATGCCTTGCACATATTGTCCAGTTAAAAAAGAATGCTATGCGGGACTTATCGGAACCGTTCAGATAGAATCATATAAGGTGCCGAAGCTGTGATTTGTGCAAACAAAGACTGTCTAAACGGTAAGGAGTTTAATCCTAAAACTCATAATCAAAAATATTGTTCTGATGAATGCTGCAGGATTGCAACAAACAAAAGGATTATGGAAAAGTATTATGAGAAAAAGGCTATTAGAAATGGTGCTAGTCGTGGATGCAAGAAGTGTGGCGCACAATTAAGTAGATACAATGACACTACTTTGTGTGCTTCCTGCCAAAAGAAAATAGATATTACTACAAAGTCTAAGATAAAAGGAATGATAGATGAAATTAGCTGATTTGGTAAAGACTAAAGCCAATAGAGTCTTAGGCATAGATGCGTCTACAAACTCCGTAGCCTTCTGCTTAATGGAAAATGATAAGCCATTAAAGTGGGGCAAGATCAATTTTGTGGGTCAAGATATCTATGAAAAGATTCATGACGCTAAAGTTAAAACCAGTTCTATGTTAGATGAATTAAAGAGTGATTACATTGCTGTAGAAGGAGCAATCCTTGTCAGATCGCCAGATGCTGTGATAAAATTATCATATGTTTATGGCGTTGTCATTGCTGAACTTATGTCTACGGGTGCTTCAGTTATTACTATATCTCCGAGCTCTTGGCAAGCGTATATTGGTAATAAGAACCCGACTAAAGAAGAGAAGGCGGGCATTAGAGTAAAGAATCCAGGATACGCAGACTCTTGGTATAAAACTCAGTTAAGAAATATGCGTAAGCAAAGAACGGTAGATTACTTTAATAATAAGTATGATTTATCTATAACAGATTTTGACGTAGCAGATGCATTCGGCATTGCTCATTATGCTAACAAGGTGCTAACGGAACGATGAAGCTATATCAAAGCCAGACCTGGCTATACAGAAGGTATGTTGTTCAAAAGAAAACGGTAACAGAAATTGCCGATGAGTGTAAGGTATCTGCTATGACTATACAGAGATACTTAGATAAGTTTGGATTAATTAAAAAAAGATGAACCTTAACAAGTTTTGCTATAAAATTTTTCACATTCCAGAATATGGTGAGTCGCACAAGCAAAGATCGGAACTTTTTAAAAGGTTAGATGATTTTCTTTCCATAAGAATGGATAGACTGAATACCGATTCTGTATTGATTAGCAACGAAGATCAGTATTTTGATTTTAATGAAAAGCATAATCTTATTAAAACTCAGCGTGAGTTTAAGTGGGGAGAGCTGGGTATATGGGCAAGCAACTTACTAGCAATTAAAAATTTCTTAAAGACAGATAAAGAGTATCTTATGCTAATGGAAGACGATATTGATGTTCCAAATCAAGAAAGGTTTATAGAGCTTTTAGATTATTACATTAGCATTATGCCTGAAGATTGGGAAGTATTTAGCTATTTCGTACACGAAAATCAATTTGTTAGGTTCCAAGATAAACACGGTCATTCTGAAATAGTCCCAGCCTATCAAGACTGGTCCATGCTTTGCTATGTATTAAATAAAAAATCTGCAGAAAAAATGCTTAACTTGTGTTTAATTAATGGAATAACTATGCCAATAGACTGGTATATTTATAGGCAGCCAGAGGTATTTAAATCATATACCCTCAGCCCTATTGCAGAAAAAGGATGTAAATTGTATAATATAGTATCAACCTTTCAAGAAAAAGAAACAGGCCATCCAGTGCCAGAAAAGAGAACAAAATGAGCAGAGAATTAGCAGACAAGTTACCAAATTGGTTTCTAGGAAATAAAACTCAAGATGACTTTGATAGACTACTAAATGAGTTTAGAGGTAAGCCAAATCTTAAATTTTTAGAGATAGGTTCGTTTTGCGGAAACAGTGCAGCATGGACTATTGAAAACATTCTTACTGATAAAACATCAAAGCTAACATGTGTTGATCCATGGAATGGAAACATTGTCCACGAAGCATTTGATTTCTCAGACGTAGAGTCGGCATTTGATCAGCAACTTGAACCATTTAAGGATCAACTTATTAAGCATAAGGCATACAGCGATGAGTGGCTTATGAAGAATCGTTCTAAGCAGTATGACTTTATTTATATTGATGGAGACCATATGCCCCAGGCATTTATGATGGACGCTCTGCTTTCGTGGGAACTTTTGAAGCCAGGCGGAATTATGGCTATTGATGATTATGGATGGACACATCCACGAGGATCTCAGTATAACCCAGGACCAGCAATTGATATGTTTGTAAGCATGTATTCAGAACATCTAACTGTTATCGAAAAGGGATGGCAAGTTTGGGTACGTAAGAATCCAGATTATGTTCGCCCAGAACATATTCACGAATAAAAGGCGGATAAATGTTAAAGCCAGTATTTGAAGATGTAACAAACTTTAATTGCAGTGACTTGTATTTAAGATCTGTTGGTGCACCAGCAGGTAATAAGATTTGGGGAACCTGTCATGAAATTGCTCACATGCTTATTGAAAAAAATATATCCTATGGCAACTCTGCCCTTGAGCCAGCAAGAATATTTTCGACGGCGGATTCAGCAGAACAATTAAAAGTTCGTATAGATGATAAACTAAATAGAGTAAAGAATAACCAAGGATACGCTGGGGATAATGATATTGATGATTTAATTGGATACCTTATTCTATATAAAATAGCTAAATCCAGTTGATTTTTTAGTCGACTAAGAGTATACTCTACTATATGTCCGAAATTGAATTAGCCGATCACTTTGATCGCATGAACGTAGTAGTCTCAGAACTGCTTAAGGGAAACAACCCAACCCAAATTGCCACCGTAACAGGCTTTAAGAGAGCCGAAGTGGTCGAGTTGATAGGTGAGTGGAAGAGCGTCGTTCACAACGACACAGCGGCCCGTGAAAGGGCTAAAGAGGCTATCTCTGGAGCAGACCAACACTATGCAATGCTTATTAAAGAAGCGTGGAAAACCGTTGAAGATGCAGATCAGGCGGGACAACTAAATGTTAAATCAGGAGCACTAAAGCTTATTGCCGATATCGAAGGTAAAAGAATTGGAATGCTTCAAGAAGTAGGCTTGCTAGATAATGCTGAGTTAGCAAATCAAATTGCAGAGACAGAACGCAAGCAAGATATCCTAGTTAAAATATTAAAAGAAGTTACAGCCTCATGTCCTAAATGCAAGATGGATGTTGCAAAGCGCTTATCACAAATTACTGGAGTGGTAGAGCCTATAGAGATTATAGAGGAAGTTAGTGGATCTTAATTTTAATGATTTAATTGATATGCTGGACGGCGAAGAGTTTGATGAACGCCCAGTAGATCTAAGAACATTTGTCCAAAGCCCAGAATATTTAGGCCTTCCACCACTATCTGAATATCAATATACCCTTATTGAAAAGAGTTCGCAAATTTATAAAGAGTCCACTCTTGTAAAATTGTTTGGCGAAGAAGAAGGCGTTAGAATGTTTAAGCAAACAGCCAATGAGGTCGTTGCTCAGCTAGGTAAAGGATCTGGAAAAGATTACTGCTCAACCATATCGGTTGCCTATATAGTATATTTACTATTGTGTCTTAAAGATCCAGCATCGTATTATGGAAAGCCTCCTGGAGACTCAATTGATATTATCAATATTGCTATTAACGCACAGCAGGCAAACAACGTATTCTTTAAAGGGTTTAGAACACGCATCGATAAGTCTCCTTGGTTTGTTGGAAAGTACACAGAAAAAGCTTCTGAAATTAAATTTAATAAAAACATTACAGTTCACTCAGGTCACTCAGAGCGTGAAGCATGGGAAGGGTATAACGTAATCGTTGTTATCCTTGACGAAATTTCTGGCTTTAGCGTAGAAAATACCACTGGTCATGAGCAAGCAAAGACTGGAAGTCTTATCTATGAGATGTATCGTGCCTCTGTAGACTCACGTTTTCCAGACTATGGAAAGGTTATTCTTCTATCATTCCCTAGATATAAGAACGATTACATACAGCAAAGATATGATGACGTTGTGGCGGAAAAAGAAGTTATAACTAGAACTCATCACTTTAAGCTAGACGATCTGCTTCCAGACGGAACAGAAGGCAATGAGTTTGATATAGAGTGGGAAGAGGATCACATTATCTCCTACAAGTATCCTAGAATGTACGCCCTGCGTAGACCCACATGGGAAATTAATCCAACAAGAAGCATAGATGACTTTAAAGTTGCTTTCTATAAGAATGCTCCAGATGCCCTAGGAAGATTTGCCTGCATGCCATCAGAAGCAATTGATGCATTTTTTAAGTCCCGTGAAAAAATTGAAAAAGCATTTAGTAATATGGCATTAGCCGTAGATGACTTTGGAAGATTTGAAACCTGGTTTGCACCAGATCCAGACAAGGAATACTTCTTACACGTTGACCTTGCACAAAAGCATGACCATTGCGCTGTTTCTATGGCTCATGTACAGAAGTGGGTAAATGTAAAAGTAACTGATACATATTCTCAGCCAGCCCCTATTGTTGAAGTAGATGTTGTTAGATACTGGACTCCTACGCCAGACAAGTCTGTGGACTTTACAGAAGTTAAAGACTACATTCTGTCTCTTAGGACAAAAGGGTTTAAGATTCGTGTCTGTACGTTTGACCGATGGAATTCACACGACATGATGCAGCAATTAAAACAATACGGCATTCACACAGAAACATTGTCGGTTGCAAAGAAGCATTACGATGATATGGCCATGGTTGTTGCAGAAGACAGGTTAAGCGGACCAGCAATTAAATTGCTTATAGACGAATTGCTTCAATTAAAAATTATGAGAGATAAGGTTGACCACCCAAGAAAAGGTTCTAAAGACTTGGCTGATGCTGTTTGCGGTTCTGTTTACAACGCAATTAGTAGAAGCAGGCCACAAAACAATGAAGAGATAGATATACATACCTATAGCTCCTTGAAGTGGGATAGAGAAAAAGAAGAAGATGAAGTAGTAATGAACATGATAAGACCACCGAGGATGCCTAAAAACTTATCAGATGTATTAGACGGAATGGAAATAGTATGAGTATATATCAAGAGAGAGCAAAAGAGTGTAAGTGTTGTGGAAAGCATGTGCCACTTCCTACAGTTTTAAAAGAATATAACGGCACCCCGCTATGCCCTACAACCTTTTCTAATGTTGTAGAGTATAAGAGAATATGGAAATCTTCTGGGTCTAGGCCAATGGGTAGTGTCAGAAAACATTTTTCTGAATATGTCCAGCAATTAGTAGAAACAACTATAGATAAGAATGAAGATGGAACCGTAAATGAGTCTTGAAGACAAAAACGATGACGAAGTTCTTGCGTACTATCTAGAAATAGGAGTTGTTAATCTAGAGGGTATGGATGAAAATGGCGAACTTATTTATTCTATTGATCAAGAAATGGCTAAGGAGTATGCTCCTGAGCTATGGCAGTCCCATATTGATTATGTTGATAAATCCTTAATGAATTTATATGAGGCGGGACTTGCAGAAATTGAGTACGATGAAGATTTGCAGGCAACAATACATTTGAGTCCAGAAGGACAAAAGTTGGCTAAAGAAATGGGCATGATAGAAATAGACCCTACTACATTTAGGGATATTCCAAACGATTAAAAATTATGATATAATTATATTAGGATGCCCATTAGGGGTCCTATAAATTAACTTATTCGCTTGAAGGAGGAATAATATGGTAACAACATATACATGGGATCTTTTCAAGGATCCCTTTTTTATTGGCTTTAATCGTGAAATTGAAAGAATGGCTAACGTGCACAATGCTGCATCACGCCAATCATATCCACCATACGATGTACTAAAGCTAGACGAAGATACATATCAGGTATCTCTTGCGGTTGCAGGATTCACAAAAGAAGACATTAGTCTATCTGTAGATAACGGAACATTGGTTATTTCTGGAGAAATTACCGAGATCACCGACGCAGAAGTTTTGCATAAAGGAATCGCTGCACGTAAATTCACAAGGTCTTTTGCTCTAGGAGAGTACATGGAAGTATCCAGTGCATCTCTTAAGGACGGAATGCTTAATATTAATATTATTAGGCTGGTTCCTGAAGACAAGAAGCCAAAGACTATCAAGATCAAATAAATAGTATAATAGATATCTGCACCCCGTCACTGGGGAGTCGCAGATTTGGGCATCGCTGCCCAGGATAGTCGGGGGAGACAGCGACTTTAAATAACTGGTATAGTCCTGAGTATGACTGTAAAAAACTGCTCATTTAAATTAAGGGAGAGATATGTTTGAATACAGAGTTAAGCAAGTACTAAAAGTAGTAGACGGAGATACAATTGACGTTGACATCGATCTTGGGTTCAGCATATCATACTCTCAAAGATTAAGATTGGCTGGTATTGATACACCAGAATCTAGAACAACAGATAAGTTTGAAAAAACATTAGGGTTAGAGTCAAAAGAGTATCTTAAGTCTAAGCTAAAAGATTCTAAAGACATTGTTGTAAAAACAGAAAAGCCAGATAGCTCGGAAAAGTATGGCAGAATACTTGGATGGGTTTATGTTAATGGAGACACAAAGTCTCTTAATGAGCAGATGATTGAAGATGGATATGCGTGGGGATACATGGGGGAAACTAAAGTCAAAGACTTCTCGGCTTTAGCTGAAAAGAGAAAAAATAGCGGTAAGTAATGCCTATATACGAATACAGGTGTGAATGTTCACCAGAAATCATTGTTGCAAAAGAAAGATCTATAACTTCTATCGAACCCAGTTATCTATGTAACGAATGTGGTAAAAGATTACAAAGACATTACGGCTCATTTGGTATACAGTTTAAAGGTAACGGGTTTTATAAAACAGATAATGTTAAGTAATTTAAACTAACATTCTGCTATAATATCTAAGTAAGCAAAAGTATTGCATTACTTAGGAGATACCTAGTTGACTAGAAAGTTAAAGTACTTTTTAACCAGCCTCTTTATTGTGGGCTGGCTTTTTCTTTTTAGTCCTAACCTTGCTAATGCCGATGAGCCTCCAGCGCCTTCAGAGCAGGTTGTTGTAAGCCCTGCACAGCAAGCAGTAAATACAGCCATTGCAACTGCAACTACAGAAGTTGCACAGGCCATAGCAGCATCAGATACGGCCACTGTCACAACAGCAACAGCTGTACAGGCAGTAACAACATCTAATACGGCAGTAACTGAGGCAACAACGGCTGTGACTGCAGCAACCACCGCAGTGGCGGAAGTATCTAATGTATCCACAGCGGTAGAGACAGCAACAGCAGTTGTTCAAACAATTACTTCAACGGTAGCATCCGTTACAGAAGCCGTAGCAGCAATCCCAGTAAGCGCTACAACTCAAACACCAGAGGTTGTAGCAGCGCAAACAATAGTAACGCAAGCCGTTACTACCGTAGATTCTGCAACAGCTACAGTACTAGCAACAGCAACCACATTAATGACAGAAGCGCCAACCACAGTTACTCAGGTAGCGAATGCAATTGCAGTAGAAGTTGCACAATCAGAGACAGCAACTACTTTAATTCAAACAGCCCAAACATCAATAGATACCGCAACTGCCACAGTGGCAACGGCAACCACGGCTGTAGCAGCAGCAACTACTGCAAACACAGAGGCTCAAACACAATTAACTCAAGCAAACATAGCAATTAATAACGCTCAAGATGCAGTCAATGCCCTTGCGGCAACTATTGGTACGACTACAAATGTTTTGCAAAACACAGACGATGCTGGAATTAGAATGAATCTTCCATTTAATTTACAGATGGGCGGAGTTACATATAACAATGTTTACGTTGGATCTAATGCAACTATTACATTTGGCGTTAATGAAGGACAAAACTATTACTCTACCCCCAATGCACCTTCTATTTCTATAGCAGGATATGATTGGACTACATGGAGTAATGGATCTGGTGTTACCTATTCAACAACAACTAATACCCTATCTATTGCTTGGGATCTTAGAGTTTATCCTTTGCAAACAGCAGAAACACAAATGACTCAAGTTAGATTTAATGCGGATGTTAATCCTTCAGATGGTGCCTGGCAGGCAGATGTAAGCGTGACTGGACCAATCCCAAATGGTGCTAGATTTAACGTAAGAGAGACTACAAATGGTCCCGTAACAAATATTAGTAATACAAGTACTACTACGGGATTTACTGGAACAATTAGTCAAGGCGCTGCATTTACTCCCACCCCTGATCCAGACAATGCAACAGTTTTGGCAGCAATTGATACAGCAAACGCACAAATTGCTACATTAAACTCAGCAATTACAACGGTTGTTGCAACTAATACAGCAAACACAAATACAGTAATTGCTCCTATTGCAACAGTTTCTGAAAATACAATTACATCATTAAATAATGCAGGCACCGATTTAACTAATAAAGTAGCGGCAATTGCAACCGTTTCTGTAGCAGTAGAAAAAGTAACTACAGCACCTACAATAGTGGCAGCAGCTCAAACAGTAATTGATGCAGTTCCTGCACCAGCGCCCTTGCCAGCCCCTACTCCACCTGCACCAGTTGAACCACCAGTAGTCGTGCCACCTGTAGACACTACACCAGTAGTCGTGCCACCTGTAGACACTACACCAGTAGTCGTGCCACCTGTAGACACTACACCAGTAGTCGTGCCACCTGTAGACACTACACCCGTAACTACCACACCAGTTGATACCACACCTGTGGAAACAGAGCCAGTTGATACCACACCTGTGGAAACAGAGCCAGTTGATACCACACCTGTGGAAACAGAACCAATAGACACAGAGCCTGTGGAAACAGAACCAATAGACACAGAGCCTGTGGAAACAGAACCAATAGACACAGAGCCTGTGACGGGATCAGAAGAAGCAG